CCTGAAAGTGTCCAAAAGTGTCCAAAAGTGTCCTATTTTGAGTTTGGGACAGTTAAGGACACTATGTTTAAGTAAGGGACACCATTTCTAAATATTGGTGTCCCGTGGTTAGTGTGTTGGGACACTTTTTCAAAACTGTCCTTAAGTGTCCTTAAGTGTCCTCAGACTGTCCTTTTTTATACTTAGAAAGCAAGGGACATAGGAGGGGGACACCCCCCCCTTAAAGGGGGTGTCCCTCCAGCCCAGCATAGTTTTAAGCTAGTTAAGTGTGTTAACTAGTTAAGTGTGTTAAGTGTGTTAAAAAGAAAAAAGTAAAAAAAAGAAAAAGTTTTTAGTAGGGTGTTTTACAGTGCTTTGCCAGTGTCATTGTCTTTGTGATCGTAAGAGTTCTACTGGTGTATTTTGTTGGGTTTGTCATTTGCGAGCGTTGCGTGAGATAGGTTGCGGTTATTTGCGGGATCAGTTGCGGATGAATTTGTAATTGTTGTTTGTGTTAGTATTTTCACCAAGCCCGTAGAACTATCCTCCGTTTTTCGACTTACTCCAGTCGGTCTAGGTTCCTTCCACCTAAAAGTTGGTTCTGCGGGCTTTTTGTTGTATTTTGTTTTTATGCCGAAAAGAAATTCGACGAAAGTCCGAACTCCAGCCGAGCGTTATCGAGACCAGGTTCTGCAGGGTTATCCTGAATGGCCTACATGGTCTAGGAAGTTGCGTAGGATCTTTGTCTCGTTGCCGTCCTACGGTGTCGGAGAAGAAGCGTTAGAAACGTTGTGCGAGGATTTCGATTGGGATTACAAGAAGACTCTTGCCCTTGTCGAAAACAATAAGACCTTCAAGCAGGCTGTAAACGAGTTTGTCGAAAACGGTTACGACTACCGCACAACCTATGTTCCGAGTCGTAACGGCAGCACAATGCTTACCTACCAGGTTCGTTGGTCTGCATTACAGCGGGTCTACATGATGGAATCGGGTATAACGTCGTTTATAAAATCCGAAACGGGGAAGATCTCCAGCTCCGAAAGCAAGTTGATAGATAAAACAGGCTTGTTGGAAATAGAACCTATGGCAAACCTGCCTGTCGAAAATAACAACAAAGCCAAAACGCCTGTTACTGCCGATATATCTGGCGAGTCCAGCCTTTACGAACTGGAAGAAATGCTAAACAGGTAATATGCCGTACAAATACACGCCGTCACCGTGGCAACGTAAATTCCACGAGTCTAAAGCCCGAATAAAAGTTGTATGGGCTGGACGGCGCGCCGGTAAAGGACGAGCAGTTCTTACCGAACTTATGCGAGCAATTACTGCCGCATCTCAGACTCCGTTTCTCGCCACTAAAGAAATGGCCGAAGCGTCAGGGCTAAAAGTCGGAGAAGATCTTACCCACACCCTGGAACCAGCGATCCACGTATGGGTTGTTGCTCCTAACTTTGCACAATCCCGACAGGCATGGAACGAACTCAAACAGTTCATGCCTCCAGAACTTGTTGTACGCAGAAAGCAATCTCAAGGGGGAGGTAGAGGCGACGGTTGGAAAGAAGACGAGCGTTCTGTCTGGTTGAACCTCAAAACACCCGGTATTGCGCGCCGAGAGTGCTATATCGAAATAAAATCTGCTGACGATCCCGAATCTCTACAGACAGCAGGTCCAGACTTTATCTGGGTTACAGAATCTCAAGACATAAAAGAAGCTGCGTGGAACAAACTACGCCCTATGCTCAACTCTTCAGGACGCTTGGGCAGAGGCTGTGTCGAAGGAATCCCCCCGTTTACACGCAATCACTGGTTTTCAAAGCTGTTTAACTGGTCAAACGAAAACCCAAGCGAAGATTACGAGGCTTTTAGAGCTACAACATTCGACAACGTGTTCCTGTCGGAAAAACAAAAACAGTCAATCCACGACGAAAAGGCAACAATGCCTGAACCTGTCTGGGAACGCATGTATCTCGCCAAGCAACCCGACGGAGGAGGAGGGTTCTTTAGACCCAGCAAGATACAAGAAGCTGCTGTTGCTACAGAAATGCTCGCTCCAGACCCCTCAGAACGCTATGTTGCAGGCCTCGACCTCGGTAAAAAGCAGGACTACACGGTTTTCGTAGTAAAAAACGCCAGAACACGCGAATCCGTACACGCTCTCGAAATGTCAGGCAACGATTGGGTTAGCCAGATAGAAACTATCTCCAGTGAAGTAACCAGATGGAACGTCGGAGATATGCGAGTTGACTCCACAGGACTCGGAGATGTTGTCTTCGACCACCTGCTAAGTACCGGAATGCCCGTTCAACCGTTCAAATTCAGCGCACAAAGCAAATATCAACTGTTCCAGAACTATTACATTGCTCTGGAGAACGGAACGGTACGTTTCCCAACATCTTGGTCAACACTAATCAGGCAGTTAGAAGACATTTCAATCCGTCCCGGCAACGCAGGAAGTTATATTTTTTACAACGAAACAAACGAACATGATGACTGGGTTGATGCAGAATTGTTAGCATTGATGGCATGTGATCCACCAGGCTACGAAGATGGGGACTTTGAATTTCTCCGTCCAATTCGTAGAATGAACCCTATTCGACCACAACCGGCGTACAGACCTACCAGGTTCATGCAGGCTTACCGGGCGCAAAAAGCTAAGGCTAAGATGCAGCTTTATGAGCAAGAGGCAGAACTCGTAGAGACAAAGTAAATGGTTCTACAGTTTTCTAGCGAATCGTCCGAAATCATAGATGTTGAGGCTTCCAACCCTTTGGATGAGCCTGAACTGTCGTTATTCTGGATTGCAGAGAAATCTGCCACCGGAAACGAAATCTTCCGCAACTTCAAAAGTCAATGCAAGATGCTGGATGATTTCTTCCTGAATGACTTTGACTTTAGTGTTCCCGAAAACGGAACCATGATTCGACTGGGTACTGCTCAGTCTGTAATCAACACTCTCGTAGCACACGTTAGCCCACAGTTTCTCGATATATCAGTTCCACCGCCCGGTCCTAGAGGGCAGGCTCGCGCCGAGAACATGGAGAAGTTCCTAACTGGCGCGCACCACATGATTGAGCATCGCTCTCCTGTGTACAGAGAACTTACTAAACACGCAGGACTGTACGGAATTGCGTGGGAGAAACTGGAGTTTATCGCTAACGAGTGGGGTGACTTCCCAGAACCTCCACCGCACATGGAAGAAGACGGCACTTATCGTCAGCGTGTGCAGGATGTTATCGAGAAGAGATCTATAACGTGGCCTATAAAATCTGTTGCCGTAAATCCGCAGAATTTAGTATGGGACATGAACAACGGTACTCAGCCTCGTTGGGTTATTTACGAGTACCAAGTAGATGCAGAATGGGTTCAGGCTCACTTCCCTGAGTGGGGCAAGTACACAAAAGGCTACGTTAAGTTCCAAGAAGTCTGGACTGCATCGCAAGTAGCGTATGTTGCCAACAACGAATGGGTAATGGAGCCTCGCCGTCATGGATACGGCAAGTTACCGTGGATTATGTACTGGCCTCAGATGGGGCTGGATACAGGATCGTCAGAGCCAGAAAAGCTCTACATGGGATTGCTCAACGGATCTACTGAAATGATTCGGGCGCAGAGCCAGCTCGCATCTCACTACATCGACATTGTTGGTAAATCAGCGTGGCCTACTCTTGAATTTACAGGACCTCCCGGTATTACCGAAGAAGTCCAAGCAGCATGGGATGACACTCCCGGCTCAAAGAACATCAAGCCCCCGCAGGTTCAAGTTGGAGTAGGAGAAACTCCTCGACCTCCTTCTGAAATCGGCATCGCAAAAGAATTCCTCGACGAAGCTATCGAAGCAAACACTGTTCCTGCAGTAGCACGAGGTCAGCGTCCTACAGGCGCAGCATCTGGATATCACACAGCAGTTCTTGCCGGTATTGCATCGCTAAACTTCGGTGCAGTCAAAGAAGCTATGGAGCGTGGGCTACAAGACAAAGGCGAAATTATTCTTCGCATTGTTGAACTTGTTATTGACGATAAAGTTACTGTGTTCGGTAAAACCGAAGCAGGTGTACTTGATGCAGCAATCAAGCCGTCAGATATCAAGGGGCACTACGTCAACATTGTTCGGATTAACTCCGTTAGCCCAGAAGAACAAGAACGCAGACTAAACCTATGGGCCAACTTGTGGAGATCGGGATATGTTGACCTTGATACGGCACTTCGCAAGGGAGGTGTTAGTAATCCTCTTGAAGTCCGCGCTAAGATACTTGAGGAACAGTTCTTGAACTCGCCCGGAATTCAAGAGCAGTTGCAGGCAGCTGCAGCAAGTCGCATTCCTACGATTCAAAACATTATCGAAGCAGCTGGACAAACTTCTTCTCCGCAAACTCCAACACCTGAAGAAACTGCTTTGAATATTTTGAATACGCAGGGTGCGATGCAGCTGCCGAACGCAGGCAACTTCCAGCCCGGCAACCAGATGGGGACTCGTCCTCAGTCTCCCGGTACAGGAATACCTACAACAACAAGGCCGGTAATGCCCGGTTCAGTAGATGAGATGCGTCAAACTGCAGCAGCAATAGCAGGACCTCGATCAGGAAATGTTCGAGTCCCCGGCGCAGACATCTCACCTGGGGCGAGGGGTTAGCTATGGCTAAAAGCACTCACCCGTTAGAAATGGCGTTTAGCAAGTTCGACGATACGGCAGAACGGTATCTGCGTCAGGTCGAGAACTCATTCAAGTCGATAGACAAGATCCCAGACGTTAAAGAGCCAAAAAAGCGAAAGCCAAAGCCAAACATCTACGCTCAGATGCAATCCCCGTTTAGGAGCCTGTAATGTCATTTACAGTAAGAATTCCTCAAAATTACGCAGCGCGAATTATTAGTAATCTTCGAGATACTGGCACATCTTCTCGTATGCAAGATGCAGCAGTTAGAAACCTAAATATTCAACCGGACGGATCAATACTGGTTCGCAGTTCTGCAGAAACTCCATACGGTGCTGCCCGAGAAATATTTAAACAAAATCTAGGGATTCCTATTGCAGCTATACGAGGTTTTCAAACATTTGCCGATACACTTCAAGAAGCTCGAAAGCATAACGTTTCTGTAGCCCCTACACCTGTAAAAAACGCAGCAGTTGCTCCAAAGGCTTTGGGTGACCGAGGAATTGCCCCTGAAGATATAGCAGGAACAGGTGCTGGAGATATTGAAGACGTATCTGCTCAAGAGCGAGTAGTCCCAGGACAAATAGTTGAAGGACCTACTCCGTTTACCGAATCACAAAGAATAATTCCGTCTTTTTATTCAGAAGCACCGGAAAAAGTAACCCTCCCTTCTGATAATGAAGACTTGCTCAGACTAGATGAACTTGAATCTCAAATGTTTGACAGTCTTGCAAGAGGCAGGTCTGTTCCAGAAGGCGTAATTGAAGAACTAGAAGAATTAAGAGGTGGACAGGATTACGAGGAAAGCAGTCTTGCAGCAGGCATCTTCGATGATGCTGATGTTCTTGAAGAAGCAAAGGCTGAAGTTGAAACCCCAGAGATACCAGGCAACCTTCCTGCGTACTGGCAGCAAAACTACGACGAATATTTAGCTCTTTCTCCAGAACTGCAAAAAATTATTCTAGATAGGCAAATACAAAAC